CTTCTGCAGAAGACTGGTACAACTCACAGACTTTAGGTTTAACCAACGGAACAATTTATTGGAAAACTATTGCACCAAAACCTGCAACAAATCAATATGTGTCCGATAGATCCGGAAGAGGAGACTCACTGCATATTATTGTTGTTGATGATGATGGTGCAATTACAGGCATAAGAGGTAATATCTTAGAGAGACATGTAAATCTTTCTAAGGCAAAGGATGCAGTTTCTTCTGTAAACTCACCTCAAATAATTTATTATAATGATTATCTCGCAACTCAATCTGCATACATTTATGCTGGATATAGTCCTTCAAATGGAACTGATAGTTATCATTCAACTCGACCAGTTGCAATTGGATTTGAAGTTGCTAATACCTTCGAAGCATATGAACTAGAGGATGGTATTTGGGGACAAAATGCTCAAGGTATTTCTTTCAGTGTAATTGGAAATAAAACTTATACATTAGCAGGTGGAAAGGACTATACATCAGCAGCTGGAGCAGCTGGAGATGGTCAACAAGCAACACTTGCAGACTTAATCACATCATACGATTTGTTTAAAAATAAAGAAAACATTGATGTTGACATTTTAATTAACGGTCCTGGATTATCTTCAAAAGAAGCTTCCCAAGCTAAAGCAAACTACTTAATTGATATTGCTGAAGATAGAAAAGATTGTCTTGCAGTTATTTCTCCGCATAGATCAGCAGTAATTGGTGCTGCTTTAAATAACACTTCTGCAGCAACCCAAACAACAAATATTATTCAGTTCTTTAATGATATCCAATCATCTTCATATGCAGTATTCGATTCTGGATACAAATATATGTACGATAGATTTAATAATGCGTTTAGATATATTCCTTGTAATGCTGATGTTGCAGGACTTATGGCTCGCACTGATTTAAATCAGTATCCTTGGTTCTCACCAGCAGGTGTTCAGAGGGGTATATTTAATAATGCAATTAAACTTGCTTACAATCCGAATAAAGCTCAAAGAGACGCTCTTTATGTTGCAAGAGTTAATCCAGTAGTTCTGCAACCAGGTGTTGGAGTTCTTCTCTTTGGTGACAAGACTTCTTTGAGTTATGCATCTGCATTTGATAGAATCAACGTTAGAAGATTATTCTTAACAATTGAAAAGTCACTTGAAAATGCTGCTAAAGCACAACTCTTTGAATTCAACGATGAAGTTACGAGAGCAAACTTTGTAAATATCGTTGAACCATTCCTTCGTGATGTTCAAGCAAAGAGAGGTCTTTATGATTTCCTCGTTGTTTGCGACACAACAAATAACACTCCAGATGTTATTGATAATAATGAATTTAGAGCTGATATCTACATCAAACCCGCAAAGTCTATCAACTTTATAAGCCTGACCTTCGTTGCTACCCGCACGGGTGTGAGCTTTAGTGAAGTAGCTGGTAGAATTTAATTCATTAAATAATTCATAACGGAGGTCAAAAACGATGGCAATTCCTATCAGAAAAATTACAGATTTTAGAGGTCAACTTACTGGTGGTGGTTCAAGACCCAATTTATTTGAAGTTGAAATGGCTTTTCCAGCAGACATTGCAGTTGACAATGCAACATTGACAAAGAGCAGATTTCTATGTAAATCAGCAAATCTTCCTGCTTCAAATGTAGCAGCAATCGATGTTCCTTTTAGAGGTCGTATTTTAAAAGTTGCTGGTGATAGAACCTTTGATCCATGGACTATTACGATTATCAATGATTCTGATTTTACAATCAGACATGCCTATGAAAGTTGGATGAATACTTTAAGTAAGTTAGACAACCAAACAGGTTATACCGATCCTGCTACATATCAAGCTGATATGAAAGTTTATCAACTTGGAAGAGATGTAGATGGGACCGGAAAAAGTGGTCCGTCTGGAAATGTTACAACACTAAGAAGTGTTACACTTTTTGGAACTTTCCCAACTAATGTGAGTGCTCTTGATCTTTCTTATGAATCCACTGACACAATTTCAGAATTCACTGTTGAACTTCAAGTTCAATATATGGAAATTAATGATGGTCCAGGTTCCGTTCAGTAATTAGATAAATACTGGAAACAGGATTAAAACTACAACATGGCCAATCTTTTTGGATTTTCTATTGAGGACGAAGTTAAATTACCAAAATCAGCAGTATCACCCGTCGTTCCTAATGATGAAGACGGGTCTGATTTTACTGTAAGTAGTGGTTTTTACGGACAGTATGTTGATATTGAAGGAATCTATAGAACTGAGTATGATTTAATTACAAAGTATCGTCAAATGGCACTTCATCCTGAAGTTGATAGTGCCATTGAGGATATTGTTAATGAAGCAATTGTATCAGACACAAATGATACTCCAGTAGAAATTGAGTTATCAAACTTAAATGCAAGTGATGGTATAAAAAATAAGATTCGTCAAGAGTTTAAACATATTTTAAATTTATTGGACTTTGATAAAAAGGCACACGAAATATACAGAAACTGGTATGTTGATGGTAGGCTTTATTATCATAAGGTTATTGACTTAAAGAATCCTGAATTGGGCATTCAGGACTTAAGATATATCGACGCTATGAAAATGCGTTATGTGCGTCAATTAAAAAAAGAAGATCGTACAAGAAATCCAAATCCACAATTTTCCGAAAACGCTGATCCAATGGATTATAAGTTTCCGGAACTTCAAGAATATTTTATTTACAACCCCAAAAGTTCTTTTCCAACTGGAACAATCAATACTTCAGCAACCACTCAAGGTGTAAAGTTTACAAAAGATTCCATTACATATTGCACCTCTGGTCTTGTAGATAGGAATAAAGGATCAACTCTTTCGTATCTTCACAAAGCAATTAAATCTCTTAATCAATTAAGAATGATTGAGGATTCTCTTGTTATCTACAGATTATCTCGTGCTCCAGAACGTCGTATTTTTTATATTGATGTTGGCAACTTACCTAAGATTAAGGCAGAACAATATCTTCGTGATGTGATGCAAAGATATCGCAATAAACTTGTTTATGATGCTAATACAGGAGAAATTCGTGATGATAAAAAATATATGTCTCTCCTTGAAGACTTTTGGCTTCCTCGTCGTGAAGGTGGTAGAGGAACTGAGATCACTACACTCCCAGGTGGGCAAAATCTTGGAGAACTTACTGATATTGAATACTTCAAGAAAAAACTCTATCGTTCTCTAAATGTTCCCCCATCAAGAATGGATGGGGAAGGTGGATTTAATTTAGGTCGTTCTTCTGAGATTTTAAGAGACGAATTAAAGTTTACCAAGTTTGTTGGACGTTTGAGAAAAAGATTTTCAAATATGTTCAATGATATACTCAGAACTCAATTAATTTTAAAAAATATTGTAACACCAGAAGATTGGGAAATTATGAGTGAGCATATTCAATATGACTTCCTCTATGATAATCACTTCTCAGAACTCAAAGATTCAGAGTTGCTAAATGAAAGATTAACGATGGTTGCTTCTGCAGAGCCATATGTCGGAAGATATTTTTCTCAGGATTATGTAAGAAGAAAAATTCTCAGGCAGACTGATATGGAAATCCTTGAACAAAATGCATTAATAGAAAAAGAAATTAAAGATGGTATTATTCCTGATCCAAATGCTCCTGTAGATCCAGCAACAAATATGCCATTAGAAGCAGGTGTATCGTCTATGGATTTAGGCAAACCAGTTATAGAACCTGATTTGGAATCTCAGGGTTCTGCAACAGAAGTATCAGGAAAACAAGCAGAGTTGCCCAAGAGTGGGACAATATAAATAAGTTGAAACTAGATTAATTAAAAATATGGACGATCTTTTAGATATGATTATTACTGATGAATCTCCATCACAAATCAGTGATAAAATTAAAGAACTTCTATTTGCAAAATCAGCAGAAAAAATTGATACTTTCAGACCTAATATAGCAGCAGATATGTTTGATGCTGAAGATGAAGAAGTACAAGAGGAAGATGATCAGTGATACTTATACTCTTGTTTTTGCAAGTTCTGGTATGAATAAGAAAGCACTTGCAATTCTGAACTGGATTAAACAGAGATAATTGTATTAATAAATAACTAAAAGTGTATTATTAAAAATAATGGCTCATAGACCTGTTGGGGCAGGATCCTCAATCGCAATTAACACAACTTCATCACAATCTTCTGCTTTTTCAGTGCAATCAGATGTTCTAAGAGTTGTTGCTGTTGGAAATGGTGCTCACGTTGCGATTGGAACAGATCCAACAGCAACCATCACTGATTATTATATTCCAAGTGGACAAACAGCAACACTTGCTTTAACAAAAGCATCTAATAAAGTTGTAGGAATTACTACTGGCACAACAACAATTATTACTTTTGCTGAAGGAACTCAATGTCCTTTTGGTGTTGGTGATCATGTAACTTTATCTGGAGCACAGGATTATTATAATTCTTCAATCACACACCAACTTGTTGTTTCAGTTGATACTTCTTCTGGTGTGGGTGGTTATCATCAAAGCAGATGCACTCTTGGAACAAACACAAGTGGAATTATAACTGCTTTCTCTGGATCAAATGCAAGTTTGAGAAACTCACTTAAAGTTGCAGCAAGAACGGACACTGGAAATGCAACTTTATATTTACAACAAGTACAAATTTCAGGGCAAGCCTAATGAAACTCATTACCGAAGAAATTGAATCAGTAGAAGTTATTACCGAAAATGTAAACGGTAAAAAAACTTTGTATATTCAAGGACCTTTCTTACAAACTGAGGTCATAAACCGAAATGGTAGAATGTATCGTTTACCTGTTATGGAAAGAGAGGTAAAAAGATACACAGAGCAGTATGTCAACAAGGGTCGTGCTCTTGGAGAACTTGGACATCCAGATGGTCCAACCGTAAACCTTGATAGAGTTTCGCATAAAATTGTTTCTCTTCAAAAAGAGGGAAACAATTTTATAGGTAAAGCACAAATTCTTTCTACCCCGATGGGTAAAATTGCAGAGTCACTCCTGAAAGAAGGAGTAACTCTTGGTGTTTCTTCTCGTGGTATTGGTTCAGTTTGTCAAACCAAAGAAGGATACACTGAAGTTGGTGAAGATTTTATGTTAGCCACTGCTGCTGATATTGTTGCTGATCCATCTGCACCTGATGCTTTTGTAGAAGGAATTATGGAAGGTAAAGAGTGGATTTGGGATGGTGGAATTTTAAGAGAAAAAGTATCACAACAAACTTACAAGAGAATTAATACTCTTGTAGATGAAAAACTTCTTGAAGAGTATAAACTTAGTCTTTTCAACGAGTTTCTTACAAATTTATAAATTATAAATAAATATAGATTAAATTTACTAAAGGTTAATCGGAGAGTTCAAATGTCTCGTGGAGATTTACAAGAAATGGAAGTAGGCACAAAGCAATCCAAAACCGCTGTTAATGCACAGGCCAAAGCAGCGGATGCAATGCCAAAACTGTCTGGGAACATTCCCCCAGGGCAAACTGCAGGATGGGAAGATCTTGGTGGACCTGATCCCTCAAACTATAGACCAGATGACGATTCAGCTAAGTTGAAAACTCCTGGTACTACTTTAAAGCAGGTAAAAGATGCCGTAACTCAGCACGCAAAACCAGCTGAAGCACCAAAAGCAATGAAAGAGGAAGAAGAACTTGAAGATGAAGATCTCATCGATGAAGATGAAGAACTCGAAGGAACTGAAGAAGAAGAAGTAGAAGAAGTTGCTGCTGAAGAAGAAGTAGAAGAAGAAGAGGAAGAAGAGGAAGAAGTTGTTGAAGAGCAGTTTGACATTGAAGAAGATGTTAATGCTCTTCTTGCAGGTGAAGAACTCTCTGAAGAGTTCCAAGAAAAAGCAAAGACCATTTTTGAAGCTGCTCTTCGTTCAAAAGTTTCTGATATCAAAGAAGCTCTTGAAGAGCAGTATGTAGAGAGACTTGCTGAAGAAGTTTCAGAAATCAAGTCTGAACTCTGCGAAAGAGTTGATGCATATCTTGAGTATGTTGCTGAAGAATGGTTCACTGAAAATCAACTCTCCATTCAGAAAGGTCTTAAGGAGGAGTTAACCGAATCCTTTATGACCGGTCTGAAAGGACTTTTTGAAGAACATTATGTAACAATCCCTGAAGATAAATATGATGTACTTGAGAACATGGTAGAAAAACTTGATGACATGGAGACAAAACTCAACGAGCAAATTGAGAAGAATGTTTCCTTAAACAAGCGTCTCGCAGAGGCGGTTGCAGACGGAATCTTTGAACAAGTTTCTGAGGGCCTTGCTGCTACTCAGAAAGAGAAGCTCGCTTCACTTGCCGAAAGTGTTGAGTTTGAAAGTGACGAAGAATATCGTGAAAAACTGGAGACTTTGAAGGAAGCTTATTTTCCTTCAAGAGCTGTTGCTCCAAAAGCTAAACCAGAATCATTATCAGAGCAAGTTGATAGCTCACCAGAGCAAATCTCTGGAACTATGAGTTCATATCTGAAAATGATGTCTGCTATTAGCAAGCACTGAATTTAATATTAAAATCAAACAAAAAACGCACTTTAGTAAAAGGTAAACGCAAATGTTCCATTCCGAGCATCTGCAGGAAAAGTGGGCACCTCTCCTTAACTATGAGGGTCTTGATCCAATCAAAGATTCGCACAGAAAAGCAGTAACCGCAGTCCTGTTAGAGAACCAAGAAAAATTCCTCCGTGAACAGTCTGCATTTGAGCAGTCTGGTTCATTCCTTACAGAAGCCCCAACCAACTCAGTTGGTAACGGTGGTTACACCTCTTCAGGTGGCACCAACACCGCAGGTTTCGATCCAGTTCTGATTTCACTCATTCGTCGTTCTATGCCTAACCTGGTCGCATATGACCTGGCTGGTGTTCAACCAATGAGTGGTCCTACTGGACTTATCTTCGCAATGCGTTCACGCTACACCAACCAAAGCGGAACCGAGGCATTCTACAACGAAGTTGATACTGCATTCTCGGGTCAAGATGCTGGATTTGATGAGACCGCTGGTTTCACCAATAGTGCCGTTGGTATGGGTACTACTGCCCAAAGTGGCACAAACCCAGGTGCTCTAAACCCATCAACGACAGCAACTCAAGCTGCATATAATACAGGTCAAGGTCTACGCACAGATGCTGCTGAAGATCTGGATGGCACTGGTAGTGATGCCTTCAACCAGATGGCATTCTCAATCGAGAAAGTCACCGTTACTGCTAAGTCCAGAGCACTGAAAGCTGAGTACTCATTAGAACTCGCTCAAGACCTCAAGGCAATCCATGGTCTGAATGCTGAAGCGGAATTAGCAAATATTCTCTCAACTGAGATTCTTGCTGAGATCAACCGTGAAATCATCCGTACCATCTACAAGACTGCTGAATCTGGTGCTGCTCAGAACACTGCAACTGCAGGTATCTTCGACCTTGACGTTGACTCCAACGGTCGTTGGTCAGTTGAGAAGTTCAAGGGTCTGCTGTTCCAAATCGAAAGAGATGCGAACGCAATTGCTCAGAGAACTCGTAGAGGGAAGGGCAACATCATCCTGTGCTCTGCTGACGTTGCTTCAGCACTGACCATGGCTGGTGTTCTCGATTACACCCCTGCATTGAACGCAAACCTGAGTGTTGATGACACCGGCAACACCTTTGCTGGTACTCTGCTCGGTAAGTTCCGTGTATATATCGACCCATATGCTGCTAACCTGACCTCAGGTAATGCAACTCCAGGTAACCAGTACTATGTTGTTGGTTATAAGGGAGCTTCCCCATATGATGCTGGTCTCTTCTATTGCCCATATGTACCTCTCCAAATGGTTCGTGCCGTTGGTGAGAACAGCTTCCAGCCCAAGATTGGCTTTAAAACCCGTTATGGTATTGTTGCTAACCCCTTCTCACAAGGTACTACACAACTTACCTCACCTGGTCTTGATGTCAACAGCAACCGTTACTACAGAAGAGTTTCTGTTGCTAATCTCATGTGATCTAATCTCACAGAGTTATTCGGAGGGTCCTTCGGGACCCTCTTTTTTTATCTAAATATTTAAAAAAATGGCAACAACAAATAGACCTCTTAGTAGGCAAATTGAAAATAGAAATTTTCTTGCCCCAGTAGGATTTAAATTTATTCTTTCAAATTATCCTAAAGTTGACTTCATGTGCAATGAAGCCAACTTACCCTCAATTACTTTAGGTGCTGCTGTTCAACCATCATACTTGAAGGATATTGATATACCTGGAGATAAGTTGCAGTATGAGGATTTTACTTTAAGATTTCTTGTTGATGAAGATATGAAAAATTATCTTGAAATTCATAATTGGATGAGAGGTTTAGGTTATCCAGAAAGTCTTCAAGAAATATACAATTTAAAGATAGAAAATCAATTTGTGGAAAATAAAGTTCAACATACTGACACCCATTATTATTCAGACGGAACCCTGCAAATATTAAACAGCAGTCAATTGCCAAGGTTTAACATTAAATTTTATGATTTATTTCCAACTAATTTGACAACCTTGACGTTTGATGCTACACAAACAGACATTAATTACTTTACAGCAGAGGTTACTTTCAAGTATACTATATTTGATATAGAGGATATGTTTGGCAATCGTTTATGAATTTAGAATTGATTCAGGAAATGTGGCAAAAAGATTCTGTTATGGACCCTGATCGTTTAGATGATGAATCTTTAAGAATTCCACAACTTCACGCAAAATATTTTGAGTTGTATAATACAAATTCTTTACTCAAAAAGAATGCAGAACAAAAGTGGAAAAATTTGCTTCACGAAAGATATGAATATTACACAGGAAAAGCAGACCCAGAAGTTTACGTAGAAAATCCATTTCCTAAAAAAATTAGAGACAAAGAGACATTGCAAAAATATCTTGACTCTGATGAAGAATTATCAAAAGCATCTATGAAAATTGAATATTATGAAACTCTTATAAATTACTTAGAGAGTATTTTAAAAGTAGTTCAAAACCGAACCTTTCAAATTAAAAATGCTATTGAGTTTAGAAAATTTGTAAGTGGGTATGGCTGATATTAAAATTATCAAGAAGAATGAAATTTATGTAAAACTTGTTTGCGAACCTCATATCTTATATGAATTTGCTCCACACTTTACTTTTGAAGTACCTGGAGCAAAGTTTATGCCACAGTACAGAAATAAATATTGGAACGGAGAGATAAGACTTTTATCTACACATACGGGGGAGATTTATGTAGGTCTTCTTGACAAAATTATATCTCTTGCTAAACAATATAATTATACTTATGAATTTGAAGAAAATAAATTTTACGGATTACCTTTTGAAATAAATGATTTTATATCATTAGAGGGCACAAAAGATTATATTAATTCAATTTGCAATTTAGCACCAAGAGACTATCAGATTGATGGTGTCTATGATGCATTAAAGTATAACAGAAAACTTTTAATTAGTCCAACCGGATCTGGTAAAAGTTTAATGATTTATTCACTTGTTCGTTATTATACGGATAAGAATAAAAAAATTCTTTTAGTTGTCCCAACTACTTCACTTGTGGAGCAGATGTATAAGGACTTTGAAGACTATGGTTGGGATGCTGAAAACTATTGCCATAAAATTTATTCAGGAAGAGAAAAATCAAATCAACATCCAGTTACTATTACAACTTGGCAATCTATTTACAAACTAGAAAAATCTTTTTTTGAAAACTATGAAGTTGTAATTGGAGACGAAGCTCATTTATTCAAATCTAAGTCTTTGATTTCAATTATGACTAAACTTCATAATGCAAAGTACAGATTTGGTTTTACCGGAACTTTAGATGGAACTCAAACACACAAATGGGTATTGGAAGGATTATTTGGTCCTTCCTATAAAATCACAAGAACATCTGAGTTAATGGAAAAAGGACATCTTTCCAAACTCAATATTAAAGTTCTTTTATTGAAACACAAAGATAAAAAGTTTGAAACCTATGAAGATGAAATTCAATATCTAATTAGTCATGAAAAAAGGAATAAATTCATTCGTAATCTTGCTCTAGATTTAAAAGGAAATACACTTATACTTTATAGTAGAGTTGATACCCATGGATCTCATCTCTATGAAATGATAAATAAACAGGTAAGTGACAATAGAAAAATATTTTTTGTTCATGGTGGAGTGGATGTTGAAGAAAGAGAATTAGTTCGATCTATCACTGAAAAAGAAAATAATGCAATCATAGTTGCATCATACGGAACATTCTCAACTGGTATTAACATTAAAAATTTACATAATGTTGTTTTTGCATCACCAAGTAAATCAAGAATTAGAAATTTGCAGTCAATAGGAAGAGTTCTTCGTAAAGGTAAAAATAAAAGTGGAGCTATCCTTTATGATATTGCAGATGAAATTGTAAATAAAACTAAAAAAAATTATACGTTAAATCACCTCATAGAAAGAATTAAAATATACAACGAAGAAAATTTTAATTACGAGTTTATAAATGTAAAATTAGAAAAATGATAGAAGAAGAATTTTATTCTACGATAAAACTTAAAACAGGAGAAGAAATATTTTCTTTAGTTTCTGTTTCAGAAGAAAGAGATAAAACTATCTTAATACTTTCCAATCCAGTTATGATATCTGAAATCACTAGTAAATATGGAGTTACTGGATACAAAGTTGAGCCTTGGTTAAAAACAACAAAGGAAGATATATTCATTATTGACTTTGAAAATGTCTTAACGATGTCAGAATCGGATGATGATGAAATGATAGAAATCTATAATAAATTTTTAAAAAATGTTGAGAAGTCAAGGTCAAATCGAACTAAGTTAAATCGCAAAATGGGTTATCTTGCAAATGTAGAAGAAGCAAAGAAGTCTTTAGAGAAGATATTTAAAATAAGCTAATACCTTATCTTCAAACCCAACAAAGGTATTCTAAACAATTATTTGAAGCTTGTCAACTATTTGTTTAATTGTTATAATACCTACATATTAGATTAGGTATATTAATGATTACTACGACAGTTATGACCAAAAGAAAGAGGTCTGAGCATTACGTCAATAACAAAGAATTTTTAACTGCTCTAATCCATTATAAAGAGTTAGTTGAAATTGCTCAAATTAGAGGAGAACCAAAACCAAGAATTACAAATTATCTTGGAGAGTGTTTCCTGAAGATTGCAACACACTTATCTTTTAAACCTAATTTTGTCAATTATATGTTTAAGGATGATATGATTTGTGATGGCATTGAAAATTGTGTTCAATATATCGGAAACTTTGATCCCAACAAATCATCTAACCCATTTGCATATTTCACTCAAATTATTCATTATGCGTTTCTTCGTCGTATTCAAAGAGAAAAACGTCAATTAGAAATCAAAAATAAAATTTTAGAGAAGACTGGATTTGATGAAGTTTTCTTCGATGACGGACTTGACGGATCTAATTCTTCAGATTATAATTCAATTAAGGATGCAGTTTATTCCAAACTCCGTTATTGAATGAAAATTGCCATTATCACCGA